CTCTATGTGACGCCTGTTGGCGCCTTGTCCGAGTCCGACGTCCGCAAGCTGATCGACCGAGCCCCGAATGAGGTCATTCAGCTCCAGGCTATCCAGCCGGGCCAGAAGGTGAGCGACGTGCTCCAGCCTGTCATGCCCATTCCGATCGACCCTTCGCTTTACGATGTGTCGATGTATATGGAGGACATTTACCGCGTCATTGGCTCTCAGGAGGCCAACATGGGCGGCACCGGTACTTCGACCGCCACGGAAGTCTCCGTCGCCGAGTCCAGCCGCCAGACGGCCATGGGCTCCAATGTGGACGACCTTGACGAGTTCTTGACCGAGCTCAGCCGAGCAGCTGGTCAGGTCCTACTGACCATGATGGACCCGGTTTCAGTCCAGAAGATCGCCGGCCAAGGTGCTTCTTGGCCTACACTGTCGGCTCAGGAAATCGCCGACAATCTGATGCTTGAGGTGGAAGCCGGCTCCAGCGGCCGCCCGAACAAGGCTGCCGAAATAGCCAACTTCGAGCGCCTTGCGCCGACCCTGCTTCAGATCCCCGGCATCGACCCCTCTTGGCTGGCCAAGGAAGCTATCCGACGCATGGACGACAATATCGACATGACCGACGCCATCAAGGCAGCCCTGCCGTCCATCGTCGCCCAGAACGCCGCCAAGGAAAACAACAACCTTCAGGCCCAGCAAGATGCTGGCGTCGGACAGCCGGCCGAGGCCGCGCCTCCTGGCCCTCAGGTTGCCCAGGCGCCCGGACACCCGATGGGCGGCCATGTCGCCAGCCCAGAGGAAATGGCCGGCGGCAATCAGGTGATGAACGGAGAACTAACTCCGTAATTGACTTTTCCCCCACATGAGCGAACATACCAACGTGCCAGAGACGCTAAACCAGACAGACTCGAACTCGTCGTCCGAGCCCACCAACCTACAACCGGCGCAGGAAACTGCGTCTATTGAGAACAATCAGCCTGAGGTGTCACAGGCTGAGCAGGGTTCTCCAGACGCTAATATTTCCGCAGATCCGTCTGCTGCGGGCGACACGGACGCTAAAAAGAAGGCCACCCTATTGGACGTTGTAAAAAGCGTCGCCAACAAGGGCAAGCCTGACTCGGACTCGTCCACTGAGGGGGAGCAGACGGAGACTGCCGATGGGAAAGACGCCGATGCTGTTGGCGAGGACGCACAGCAGCAGAAGGTAGACCCCAAAAAGCAGGCCGAAAAGCTGCCATTCCACAACCATCCGCGCTGGCGTGAGATGATCACCGAACGCGACGCCATGAAACCCAAGGCGGAGCAGTACGACAAGATCACTACGTTCATGACCTCCAACGGCCTCACCCCTGAGGAAATGGCCGAAGGTATGGGCATTATGGCGTTGATGAAGCAGAACCCAGTCGAGGCCTACAAGGTCTTGAAATCTCACACCGACAAATTGGCCAAGTTTGCCGGCGAGGAGCTTCCTGAGGATATTAGATCCAAGCTGGATGATGGCTTCATTGATAGCGAGTCGGCCAAAGAACTTGCACGCTACAAGGCGCAGCAGGAGTTTGAGCAGGCTCGTCAGCAGGAGCAGATGGTTCGCCAGCAACAGTATCAGCAAGAGGTCGAGCGAAAGCAGATCCATGATGCCGTCGCTGCGTGGGAGGCAACTGAGAAGGCCAGAGATCCGGACTGGTCCAAGAAATACGAGATGGTAATGGAGCGAGCCTCGGTGCTCATTCAGAACGGTCAGCCCAGCAATCCGCAACAGGCAGTCGAGTTCGCCAAGCGCGCGCTCGCCGACGTCAATGCGCGACTCCGGCCCCTTTCTGGACGTTCGATCGGACTCCGCAATCCCACCAGCTCCATGTCGTCCGCCAGCGCCACGCCGGTTCCGCGTTCTCTTGAGGATGCTGTCCGACTGGCAATTCAGTAAGCCCCTAACCACCACCACATACCATGGCCTTCACCACCGGCGAACTCGAAAACATCGCCAACTCCGCCCTTGATTTCTACGTCAAGGGCGACGCTATGGCCCAAACCATCCAGAATAAGCCCCTGCTCAACCTTCTCACGAAGCGCCAGCAGACCTTCCCTGGCGGTAAGGGTTATATCGACCTCCCCATCGTGTTTGATTACACGACTACGATCCAGGGTTATACCCATAACCAGACCGTCAGCTACCAGAACCCGGCTAATACGAAGCGTATCCGCTTCCCTTGGGCCGAACTGCACGCCGGTCTGTCCGTGACCTTCACGGAACTGAAGCATGACGGTATCTCCGTCACCGACTCCGCCACCGGCGAGTCTACCTCCAAGCACTCCAACCGCGATATCACGGTCTTGACCAACATCCTGAAGGCCAAGATGGACGACATGGCGGAAGGCTGGGCTCGTGGCTTCAACACGATGCTTTGGCTCGATGGTACCCAGCAGGCTAACGTCTTTGCTGGTATCTCGGCCTACATCCGTCCTGACGCCTCGATCACTGGCGGTACGGACCTCAATGCCACCGGCACCACCGGCGGTATCGACCGCGCTCTCCAGCCGGCTTGGCGCAATCGCGCTGCCAAGTGGACCTACACCACCGGTTCGACCAACATCATCGACGGCCTCCGTTCGGAGATCCGCCAGCTCACCCGCTTCGGCGGCAAGCCCGGCACGATCGTCTGCGGTTCCGGCTTCCTCCAGAAGCTCGAAAAGGAAGTCCATTCCAAGGGTCTTTACACCCAGTCTGGCTTCTCCAAGGGTTTCGATGTGTCGATCGGCACGATCAGCCTCCAGGGCATCGGCGAGTTCATGTACGACCCGACCCTCGACCAGATCGAAGGCTACGCCTCCGGCGAAACCACCCGCACCAACTACGCCTATGTCCTCGATAACGAGGCCATGCAGCTGTACGTCATGGACGGCGAGGACAAGAAAACGCACAACCCGGCCCGCCCGGAAAACGTCTACGCGATCTACAAGTCGATGACGTGGACCGGTGGTACCGTCGCCAAGCGCCTCAACAGCTCTGGCGTGTACGTCGCCGCCTAAGCGGTCTTGACCCAATACTGGGGCCCCTCTGGAAACGGAGGGGCCCTTTTTATTGTTGCGGAAAGGCGGCCGTCGGGGATACTTCCGGCGTATGCAAACCGCCATCGTTGAAATCATGCTCCAGGGCGACATGTTGAACACTGTCACCAAGCGAGTTTCCGCGGCCGAGGTTCCTGTTATCCGATCCATTCACGGTGCTGACTCCGTGGTGAAGTTCTCGGACTACGAGGTTTCCGAAGCCACTAACGCCGAGGAAATTGAGCGCCTCGAACGTCTCTACGGCCCCGCCGTCCGTCTGGTTTACACCGGACACTCTCCGCGCCTCATCACCAGCTTTGCTGAGTGCGGCGTCGAGGCCCCTGCGCCTGTCGTCGAAAAGAAGTCCAAACTCCTGAAGGACAACTAAGATGGCACGAGGAACGACCCTTCTTGAGCTGCGGGACATGCTCCGCGCCGAGATCGGCGCGTCTCCTAACGTCGGCATGGGGGTCAATACTATCGAGCAGTATGACCATCTCCTGCGCCGCCAGCAGCAACGTCTCTGGGCCGACCACGATTGGGATTTTGGTTATATCGAACGCGACGAGCAGCTGCTCAACGGCCAGCGGTACTACACTTTCGACAACGAGATAGACTCTGATAACATCGTCAGCGCCCATCTCAAGTACGGTGATATCTGGCACAACCTGGAATACGGCATCGGCCCGCAGCAGTATAACTTCCAAGACTCCGACATGTCCGCCAATGTCTCTGAGCCGGCGGTCCGCTGGCGTCATTGGGAGGGCAATCAGTTCGAGGTATGGCCTGTTCCAAGCAGCGACAATCAGAAGATCCGCTTCAAGGCGCTGAAGAAGCTTAACCCGCTTATCGCAACCACCGACCGGGCTGAGCTTGATGATAACCTTATCGTCCTGTACGCTGCCGCAGAAGTGCTCGCACGCACGAAGGCGGCAGACGCTCAGGCTAAGCTCGCTCAGGCCAATACTCACTACGCCAAAATGAAGGGCAAGGGAATGAAGTACGACCGCTTCATCTATGGCGGCGGCCTTGATCGTGGCGAACGCCTGCGCATCATCGGCGGCCGATACACCCGAGACGATCGCTCCTAATGCCGTATATCGTCGTCGAAAACTTCAAGGGAGGCCTTGATACGCGCCGGCACAAGCTGGCTTCGGCTCCGGGCACCCTGACCAGGCTTCAGAACGCGCATATCACGCGCGGAGGAGAGGTCGAGAAGCGTAAGGCGATCAAGCTGAAGTACCAGCTTCCTGCCGGAACCTTCGGCATGGAGACGAGCGTAAATACGATCTACGTCTTTGGATCTGATGAGTATACGCAGCAGATGATGCCTTATGGCGTCACCTATCAGCGCCTCCAAAGCCCGACTGGTGCTGCCATGACCGAAGTGGTCTATTCCACCGTCTATGGCGGAAAGCCATTCGTAATCGCAAAGTTTGCAGACGGAAAGCAGTTTCCTTTTTGGGACGGCGCCTTCATCACTGATTGGAACTCTGGCATCGTCACCGCTGCCATGGTCAATAATGATGGAATAGCTGAGCACCTCAGGTCCATCTTCTATTACAAAAATGCCGAAAACGAACAATAT